CGACGAGTTTTACGGGACCCGATGGACCGTCCACGACGTCCGCCTGAAATAAGAGAGTCCTCCCATTTTTCCTGTTGGAATCACGTATTCATCATATTCACCATTTTCAACCGCGGTTTCCACAACCTTCTTCTCGTTGTCATCGTCACCAGTCCATCGATCTCTCATCTCTTCGGCAACGCACCGAAGAATGAAGTCTGTAAGTGGGATTTGTGTACTTTTCCGATCGTCGTCGACGACGGTTGCCATCTTACGATCAAAGTATGGTTTAATGGCGGAGCTGACAAGTTCAAATACGTCATCAACCGTGAAGGTTGTCATTTACTTATTGCGGCGACGAGTTTTGCGGTCCTTGAGGGACCTCTTCGACCGTGCCTTCTTGGAGCGGCCCTTACGTCCGCGGGTCTTGTGACGGCCGGTCCCCGCCAGTTTACCAGTAATAGGATCGCGAATCAGGTATCCCTTTGACATCGGAGACTTTCCAGAGAAATCAATCGTATTGAGTCCACTTTCTTCCGCGAATGCTTCGCCGCGTGCCTTTTTCCTAGAAAACTCGATGTTCTCCCTATCTTTGTCAGTAAACTTTCCTTCTGCCCACTTTGAGATTAATGTTAGTCCCTTACCAGTTCCACCATTTGCTATGTCCATATTTTGTTCAGTGATAAGTAGTGTGTTGTAACCCTTAGAAACCTGTTCACCCCAAGATGGTCCAGCATTCATACCATAACTGAAATGTGGTGGTTCAGCCTTTGCACGTGCCTCCGAATAGCTATTTCCGTACTTTTCCTCCAAAAGCTTACTTACCAACGATGTAAACTTTGGTATGCCACCGGCGTCCTGTAGTCCGTGTGCATACACTTCGTAAGGATATGTCCACGGATGGTCCTTATCCACGTTCAATGCAGCCCTTGCATCTTTAAAGAGTGGGCTGGTTAATACGAACTCCTCCACGACACTGTCCGAAATAGGCATTTATTTAAACGCTCCTAATAAATTCCCACTTCAAATAATCACATATCTTCGCCCAGATTTGGTCATGGGCAATCAGACGGTCACGTGACTTCAACAACGGAAAGTAAACCTTGTACTCATCCAGATCCAGTAGTTCAAAAAATTTATACAAGATATACGAGTACGACAGGAAGTTCGTGCGGTCGTTCGGGCAATACAGCAAGAACGGTGCCTGGATCTCCTGGAACATCGCACGGATCTTCTCCTCGATCTCAGGTGTAATGGTCGGAGGAGGATTGCCATTCAGACGACTCAAAATGTGGGCTGCATGCTCGTAATACTTCGAGCGTCCCAGCTTCTTCAGAATCTCGCGAATCTCTTTTTCCGTCAGATCGGCAATATTGTTGATGCGACGTTTACGGATCTCCAACACAACCTCATTCATCACCTCCTCTGGAATCATGGTCGACTCCTTTGCCTGAAACTGGTTCAGGATCTCATTGAGGTGGTTGATCTTCTTGTAGGCGTAATTGTTACGCTCCTTCGGTGGATCGCGGAACGAAGGGAAGTCAGACACAACGAGCGAATACTCTTCTGACCCACATCGCGGGCAGACAAGAATTCCCTCTGAACTGATCTCCTCGCGGGCAACGTTACACGCATTGCAGTGTTCCGTCATCTGTTGAGTCACCTCTGGAACGGTTGACAACCTCATACGAGTCACATACTCATCAAACATCTGCTTCTTAGACACTCCATCGGAGGGGGAAGCGGCGGTAAAGAACTTCATGAACGTCGTATCCTTTGGATTCTGTGTGGGCTGGGCCACGGCATCCGGACGTTTGTAATAATCCATCAGGATGTCCATGTTTTTCATGTAATAGTCTTCCAACGGATTCGTCTGGGCGACTTCGCGTTCGATGTCGCGAAGACGTGTCTCCCAGTTCGAGCACGTAACAACGTCAACAATCTCGTTTGAAGACTTCAACGCTTCAATACGAGTTCGCAACTCAGCTGCTTCTGTTTCCAGCTCAGATGTTCGAGACTTCACATCTCGCAATCCGGTTATAATGTCCTGATGGACAGAGTCAAGAGTTCCCATTGAGGTTGATCCCGTGTCCCTTATTTTCCTCACTCTGAACACGTCCATATAGTTCGTCTTCTACTTGTCTCATGAAAGCAGAATTGTCACATATAATAGGTCGTTGACGACGAACCGCAGCTAATAGACGACGGAAGTCAATTCCGAAGTTCTTCGACACAAAGGTTAGAACCAGATAAGCTGACCGATTCACGCCTGCCTTACAGTGAACGAAGACTGTGCCATCCGTTGACCGAAGGAAGAACCTCATCCAGTTCTCGAACTCGGGATACCAGTCAAGAATCTTGACCGCCATGCTATCGATCGCATGGAGTTCAGCATAGTTCCCCGGATGCTTCTTTCTCCACCACTCTGGACAATCGCCTGCAAATGCACAATTGACCACGTGGGTAATGTTATACTTTGCTGTAAAAATAGGAGTCAGTTGATTCCCAGCACCTAGAAGGATGCGTGGATACACCCACGCAGGCTGGCACTGCATTATTACTTTCACACTTATCCGAGAAAGCTTGAAATAACGATGTTGACAAAGTGGGCAAGAACCACCGACGCACCACCGATCACAGCTGCACCCTGATAGCTCACGACGCCGTTCGCAGTGTATGCAGACGGGATATACTGAAGGAGCAGGTTGCGAGGCGTAGCAAGTGACAACACGACTGTCGCCACAAAGAAGGAGAAATACAGCTGAAGATTGCGGAACATGAACGTCATCTGCGGAAGAGACGGCTTAAACGTCGGAACAAATCCCGTGGTCGAAGGCTGCGGACTGCTAGACTCGGGATAAACAGGAGGGGCAGACTGAGGACCCTGTGGACTGGGAAGAAGGGAATCGAGAGAAGTAGCACCTTCCATTGTTTATGAAGAAGACGGGATTTCGCATTGGGCATCTTCCACGCGGTAGCGATAGCATTTTCCATCAACCTTGATGACTCGTTCAGTTGCCTCCTTAATCGGAATCGCCAGAGTCTTCATAACCCCGTAGTCGCGATGAAACAATAAGACTGCAATACCCAGTCCGATGATGAAGGAGAAAAACGGTGCACCACGGTGGAGAATATTGGTGATGGGCACCTTCATTACTTATGGGCAGCGAGGAGATTCAGTGAGTCGGGCTCAGCTGTACACGGAACCTCGACGGCTTCAAATCGAACACATCCTGTCTCTGTGAAGAATGTCTCCGAGTCTCCCGGTCGAGGCACCCCCATGCTCTTTCGAGTCGGAGGGATAAACACCGTTCCGAGTATTAACCCAGTCAGAACTCCGACGATAAGCCACTGGGGTTCGATCATTGTTTACTTGGGTATATTTTTAACAATCATGACCCAGAGTATGAACTGTGTCACGAACCCATAGATAGGTGCGAATGCGGAGATGATCGTGGGAAAGAGCTTCGTCACCCACGAGTATCCCCACGGCTGAGTTGGCTTGAAGAACTTCGCAATCTTTTCAGACAAGAACTCACCTCCGACAAAAATGGTGAAGATGGCTAGTGCAATCCATTTTCCAAGAGGACCAAATTTCTCGGCATAGTTTTCCCCCATCATTCCAGGGTTTCCCACAGATCCGACCATTGGTTTGAATGGCTCCTGCATGTATTCCCACTGCTTGTAGGTCCACAGCACAACCAGTGCATATCCCATTGCGATCACAAAGATCATCTGACCTTTTCCAACAGTCATCGCAACCTGCCACAAGGCATCAAACGGCTTCTGAATGAGAGTGCCGAACGTTGACCGTTGTCCAATCTTAAGGGTCTCTGTCAGAGTTGCACTAACGGTATGCCATGCACCTCGCTCATCGGTGTACTCCACCGTGATTCGTGGAGGAGTCAACGCAAGCGTCGGATCATTTGCGGCTAACGCAATACGGTTATCCTTCCGCAAATCAGCGTCGAGTTTCGTGATGGGTAGATTGATCTCGCCATAGTTCTTCGATCGAATCTCCTCAATGATGTCGGCAACATCAATCGATTGTGTGCCTACCACATATGTAGCACTGACGATCGTAGTGTCACCCATTATTATGAAGCAAACACGAGATTCGCCAGTCCACTCACGATGCGGAGATAATTAATCGACTCAACGTAGACTCCTACGTTGTAGGTGTAGGAGAAGATGATGTTGTTATTAGCAACTGTCTGAACAACTGTCAGTAACTGATCGGGCGTATAGAGACCCTGATTTCCTGGAGGAATGACGAGCGGGTTTTGACTCAATGCGGTTGACTTGAGAATACAGACCACCTGCTGCGAAGAAGAACCAACTGCTGTCGGAAGTGGCTGTTGAAGAGTGACTCGCAGAACTACCTTATTGAATCCAGAACCATTGATCGCACCGCTTGGCTGATACTGATCGTTGTTCAGTGCGAACGAATACATGTAGACACCCGGCAGATCAGATGGTGCCTGTCCGGTTGTGTGCTTGTATGCCTGGATCAGTGAGAAATACGACGTCGGCTTTGTTGTGAATCGCTCATTGCCATCGAAGAGGAGGTTACCATTAACAAGTGCGTCACGGGGGTAGATCGAAGAAATCTGATTTTGACCAGACGAGTAAAGAAGGTTGCCTACGTTAAGAGGATCTGCTGGAGAAAATGGGGCACGTCCGGTATCTTCCCAATTTGTGTAATTGTCCCAGTCGTTGATCAGAACCTTATCAGAACGGCGGGCCGAGAAGACAACGCGAGTAACCATATTGTGGAACGGAATCTGGATGTCCGAGTTTGCACCGTACTGACCCTCCGCCGACACGTAGCGAACCTGTTTCAGAAGGAACGTCTGATCGGCAGAAGCGAGTTGGTTCATCTCCATATCCGTTACATAAATGAAGTTGCCTTCTAGATACGGGTCTGGGTAGAACGACGTAACGGTCGGATTACTTGAAACACCCGATATAGTCGGGGGAGTCAGAAAGAGACCAATTGGGTGGGATCCAGTCGGCTGAATACGCATTCCATACGTCGGACTCGACGGAGAAACATCGATCACTGTGTACAACTGATTTAGAGGGCGAATCACAACATTGATGTAGACTTCAGAGTTCTGCATAGACACGAGGGGTAAAGCAAGTCCAGGATTCTCGGAGAACCAGAAGTGAAGAGGGATCACTAACTGACGAGAGCGAATCGAAGGCTCTGGAACAGTTGTGTATGGCATTATAGACGGCACTGATCCGGGAGTCACAGAATGAGGATATTGATCAACACGGTCATATGCATTAGCTGGATCATACATCTCAGAGACATTCCCAACCATCTGATCAACCACCTTTCTCTTCGCAGCGTCGTGAGTGTAGTAAGAGTAAAACTTGAGCCACTCTCCTGGAAGGGTCTGAATGACGACACCATTCGCCACAAGTTCAACATGATCGATTAAATTGTATCCGATGTTCTTGATCCACTGAAACTCGTACCCCATCGCGGTACACCGGGCATCATACCCAGTGGGTGCTGCATTCGTTCCAAGAGAAACCATGGGCGAGTAAATATCAGGGAGCGTCAAGACCAAATATGTATCATGGAGAAGCTGGGCATACCGGTCAATGCGACATGAAAGGGTCCGAGTTGACGTGGCTGAAAAGTCTAGATTCGTAGACGAAAACGCCATCCGAATCGATTCCATGGCAAAGTTCGTGTGTCGACGATACACTGCCCTGAAATGAGTCATCGACGGATTGCCGTTGATGGGCTGATTTTGTGCCCCTACTTGTGCAAGCTGTATTAAGCCGCCAGGCATTTGTATCTACGCACGTTGAATGTTTAGACCAATGAACCACCCAACGGGGTCGCCCCCTGTGCGACTATGCAGCAGTTGTTAATAGTAGGACGAACGCCCGGAGTTGTATACCTTAATCCCGGTGTGGTGCCGGCCGCAAGACTGAGTGTCTGCGGATAGGGTGTCCTCTCATATCGCGACGCCTTGTTCGCGAGAACCGAGGTCACAACATAATTATAGCGACGACCCAGAGGCGGAGGGTCCTGTGTGAACGTTGCAGCGACAATGCGACGCTTCTGTGCGGTTAAATAATCCTGGGCAGAATTGACCTGCATTCTATTTATAGAGAAGCGAGAGAAACTAGTCAAATGAGGTTCGTACTCGTTAGCACTCATGTGGATCAGATGACGGGGTATTCCAAGGTGGTTTCTAATCTTCTTACGCAGGTCGCACCACTTGCACCTAAGGTGAAGACGTTTCATTTCGGATTTCAGCGTCACGCCGACCGCAAGAGTCTTCGCAAGGTTCCAGATGGAGTTGTCGCCTATGACGCAGCAGCCGCGGAGGACCCGAAGGAGGAGGGGTTTGGATTTAACAAGATTCATGAGTATCTCGAGATGGTTGGTCCGGACGTGGTCATGATCTACAATGATCCGATGATCATCGCCCGCTTCATCAAGTCGATGAAGTATGAGAAGGGTGTGTCTCCCTACAAGCTGTGGCTCTACATCGACCAGGTCTACACTGGCATCGCACCGCAGCTGATCGACGAGATCAACAAGGCGGCTGACCGCGTCTACTGCTTCACGGACTCGTGGGCGAAGACGTTCACGGAGTATCCCAATGTGACGGTGACTCCGAAGCTCATCGAGCATGCAGTGGATCCTACGGTGTTTTCGAGCCTTCCCCAGCAGACTCGTGTACAGCTGCGTAAGAACATCGGTCTTCCCACGGATGCCCTCGTGATGCTCAACGCGAATCGTAACAGTCAGCGTAAGCGTCAGGACCTGACGATCATGGGATTTGTTCGCCTCCTTGCCAAGTATGAGGACAAGCCGCTGTACCTGCTCATGGTCACCGGTATCGACCCGCAGCGTGGTAATTACTATGATGTTCAGCGTATCTTCTATGATCAGCTTCTCCAGAACAATCTGGACCCGAATGTCTACGGAAAGCGTCTGGCGATCATTGATACGTCGACGACTCCTCTTACGGACGAGGCAATCAATCAGATCTACAATATGAGTGACGTCGGCGTGAACACCTCGGATGGCGAGGGATTCGGCCTGTGTCAGCTTGAGCACCTGTATACGGGTGCCCCTCAGGTTGTTACGGATGTGGGTGCGTACAGTAACTTCCTTCCCAAGACGGTTGCCCAGTTTATCCCGAAGCGTGATGTCTATTATCACGCGGCTGGCATGCCGCTCGGTCTCTCATCGCCCACGTTTTATGCAGACGATGTTGCGGCTGCGATGGATAAGGTGATTACCAACCTTGGGGCAATGCGAACTGCGAAGGAGTCGATCGTCTTCAAGTCCTGGGCCGATGTGTGTGCCGACTGGCTGGCTGACCTCAAAGCCAGTACTTAATCTGCGTCTCGGAGATCTTAGTTCCGATACGCAATAACCGGTTGTTATCTTCGAATGCTTGACCGTCGAAGATTTCCTTTGAATCAGGATCCATCAAATAGACAATTCCCTTAATCTTCAACTTCTGAAGACGCCGCTTCTTGCGGGTCATGTTGCGAAGATACGTCTCATCAAGTTCTTCTGACTTGATTGATGGCTTGAATGCCAGATCCTCGCCCGTCGCAGTCGTATCGAACCTCATGCACGAGATCTGCGGCTTCTCGCGAGAGTGTAACTTGCGATGAACTTCGCAGTCAACCGCCGACTGTTTCAGCAACACTGAAATACGCTTATTGACCTTATCCTTCTCATACACCTTCTCATACAGGTATTCATCTGTGGACATGAACGTTTCCACAGGCGGATCACCTTCATACCTCTTCAATTCAACGTCGGACTTGCGGACAGCTGCGATGTTCGGACCTTCTGCACCCTTTGACTGCGAAGGCGAAATCACTGACAAGTAGAAGCTAACGCGAACCGTACGTTCTTCAAGCGGAAGTGTCGCATGGGAACAGATACGGATCGCACGACCAATGACCTGATCGTGTCGGGCTGGTGTCCAGTGCGGTTCCATGATGTGAACGTGACGAACATTCGCTAACGTAATACCCTCTGCACCTGACGATGAAGCCATGAGCAGGCACAGCAACTTCTTTCCACGCTTTTCGATGCTCGTCTTCAAGCTGGGAGGAAAGCTGTT